AAATAATGCAGAAAGTTAAAATCAAATATAAACTTTTGTGTTCATCCTTGAAAGAATCTGAGAAAGAAAATAAGCAACTAAGGCAATTGTTGTTTCAAGTCCTTTCCCGAAAAGAAAAAAGAAAGAAACGAGGAAAGAAAGAAAAAAGAAAAGAAGTCCCTAAAGAAAATTAATTCCCCGCTCGAATGAGCATTTACCTGATCCAAGCAGCGATATTCTGCAAGTTTGTCTGATTGACGTTGTAAAAATATAGAGGATTGAAATAAAAAGAGTAAGTATAAATACCACCTTTACTAAGTAGAAAAGCGTAATTTTTAAACTATTTTCAACTTTATGATAAATGTCACCCTTTATGTAATTTCTTATTATGAAATTTACATAAATCAAAACTTACAACTATGTTATATTTAATAACTCAATTAATGGAATGTTCAGATTGCAGAGTTGGGAAACAGATCTATCATTTACAACCAGAAGCACCAGACCACTTTCTTGTAGGTGCAGAGATTTATTATTTATTGAAGTGTTATTGTAAAAACTAAACAATGGAAATACTTTCATCACTTATCGAAGCAAAGACAATTCAAGAAGTTAATAGAATCTATAATTACTATTTAGAGAAACTGCCTGAAAATCAAAGACCTCGTTTGCAGGAAATAGTAAGGAGGAGAAAAGACTTCATTGATCCTAATTGGGATAAATCAAATACACTTCCTAGAAAATACTCAAATACCAAAAAAATTTAAGATGAAAATAGATTTAACCTCAAACATCGAAATAGACAGTTTCTACATGGGATTCAGCGAACCAGAAGTCTGTGAAGAAGAAGCAATAACTGAAAAACCTTGGTGTCCTCTCTGTAATTGTGGCGAAAATCATAAAGACATCAAGATTTGTATTCCTTGTCAGGATAATTTCACACCAGAAAACCTTGCTTGGAATGCTTATTGGAATGCCGAGAGGGCGATGGCAAAACTGAAGAAAATTGAATTTTAAAGAACTAAATAAAAACCTGTAATGAAAGCAACAATTATAGAAGTAAAATTTATTAAAGAATTTGACAGTAAATTTGGTAAACTATATTCGTTTCATGTAAAATATGATGATATAGTTGCGGTTTACAATTCAAAGTCTAAAGATCAAAAGAAATTTATCCCCGGTGAAGAAGCAGAATTTATAGAGGAAACCAAAACCTATACTGATAAACAGGGCAATCTGAAAAAGTATATTGTTATTAAACCTCCAATGCAAAATAGACAGTCAAACTTTGGCAAGGCTCTGAATAAAGAAAAATCCCGTTATTCCGGCTTCGCTGTAAGTTATGCAAAAGACATGGCAGTTGCCGGAAGGATTCAAGTAGGAGAATTGACAGACTATGCCTGGATTCTTTTTAATCTGATGGTAGAAATGGACAAAAGCCTTGAGTTATGATTATCTATAATATTGAGCAAGGATCTGAAGCATGGTTTACTGCCCGTTGCGGTAGGGTTACTTCCACCAGGTTCAAAGATTTAATGGCCGGTGAATCAACAGACACTTATAAAAAACTGGTCACTAACATCGTTTGTGAGATGATCACAGGCAAGATGGAAGAAACCTATTCCAATGCTTTAATGGAACATGGAATCGAAACAGAACCTATCGCACGCATGGAATATGAATCTATCTTTGATATTGAAGTCAAACAGGTCGGGTTTATAACACCGGATGAAGATCATAAATACCACGACTGGATTGGTATTTCACCTGATGGATTACTACCGGATGAAGGAATCATTGAAATTAAATGTCCACTTGCCAGAACGCATTTAGAGTATATTGAATCCGGTAAACTTCCATCTGAATACCGTTATCAGGTACAGGGTCAGTTATTCGTAACAGGTTTTAAATACTGTCATTTCATGTCATTTGTAGAGAACATGAAACCTTTCATAATTCCTGTTCTGCCGGATGTTGATTTGTTTCTTCAGTTCGAAAAAAGACTCGATCTTCTGAGAGAACACATTCAGAATAAACTATCTTTATATAAACAATATCAATATCTTGACAATGAATAAAGTATAGTAATATATTAAATAATATTATTATATTTACAATAAAAATGGAAACACAAAAACAATTTGTATGAATCGCGCAATTTTGTTTGGAAATGTCGGGAAGGATCCCGAAGTCAAAAGACTTGAATCCGGCAAGGTGGTAGCAAAGTTCAGTCTGGCTACCAATAAATCATACACAAATCAGCAGGGAGAGAAGATCACTGAGACGGCATGGCATAACATCGTTTTGTGGGGAAAGCTCGCAGAACTGGCTGAAAAATACGTTAAGAAAGGAAATTCAGTCATTATTGAGGGTGAAATAGCATACCGGAGTTATGATGATAAAGACGGCAATACAAAATACATAACTGAAATTATCGGGGATAAACTTCATTTTGCCGGATCGAAAAAAGAAGAGACAAAAGCAGATCCAGACAAATCGGGCAAAACTCACACTGGCGCAATGTCAGACATTAATGAGTTGCCAGGTGCAGAGAATGATCCTTCATTTATGCCGGAAATAACAGACGGGCAAGACCAACCTTTTTGATGAAAATACTTTTGCGCAATACAATCTCAGGGTTAATACCTATCTATCCGAGCGATCAGGACTCGAAGAAGAAATTGAAACTCGGTGAAGATTATGAAGCGGATATTAAGATGCCACGTAATTATGAATTTCACAAGAAATTATTTGCACTCTTTAATATCGGATGCCAGAACTCAAAAATGGATTTACCTTTTGATGTTTACCGTAAAATTATGACTGTGCGTGCAGGATATTTCACAGCCTATCAAACTGACAAAGGGGTTTATTATGAACCTGATTCTTTGAGTTTCACCGCAAAGGATGAGGCGCAAATCGAAGATGTCTATTCCCGGGTATTGGATGCTATTATCAAAGATATTGGCAGTACTTCAGAAGAAATTGAACGCGCATTAATTGAATTCATGTGATGCAGAAATACGTTAAGATATACCTGGATTACTTTGACATTGGAGAAACTGATACATGGTATTGCGAGGGCTGTATGAGAGAATTTCCAATTAACAACGGACTGAATATTCACCACATTCACGGCAGGGGAAAGGGCAAAGACGTAATTAAAAATCTCATGTCACTTTGTATTCAGAAATGTCACATACGGGCGCACGCATCAAAGAATTATGTCAGTAAAGAACAGTTTCAATTGATACATAATTACTTTCGTCAGGGTACACGAAAAGCGTTTTTAAAGTAACTTCCTGAAAGATAATTCATTACAATAATGGGGAATAGAGAACCGATAAGCGAAGTTTATAATGAGGATAATGCAATTGGCATGGCTCGCTACCCTGATAAATATTTCGATTTGGCTATTGTCGATCCGCCGTATGGAATAAATGCAGAACAAGGCACGAACCGTGCGTCCAGAAAGCAGTTTAAGGATAAAGTGTATGGATGGGATAGTTCTATGCCAAACGAGGCTTATTTCAAAGAATTAAGGCGTATATCAAAGAATCAAATTATTTGGGGGGGCAATTATTTTCTTGAATATATAGGCAATACTCGAGGTTTTATTATTTGGGATAAATTAAATCCTGATCGCTGTTTTGCTGACTGTGAGTTTGCATGGACTAGTTTTGATTGTGTGGCAAGGATTTATAAAACAGAAAGAGTTCAGGAAATGAATGCAAAGGATGGAGGGAAGATACACCCCACTCAGAAGCCCGTCCAACTTTACAAGTGGCTCTTAAAGAACTACGCAAAGGAAGGGGATAAGATTATAGATACTCACATGGGCAGTCAGAGTTCACGAATTGCCTGTTATGATGGTGAGTTTGACTTTATTGGCTTCGAGCTGGATAAGGATTACTTCGATGCCGGGTGCAAGAGGTTTGAAAATCACAAGGCGCAATTAAAATTGTTCTAATATGAAGATAGTTTACATTGCACATCCTATCAGCGGAGACGTTGAAGGAAATCTAAAGAAGATTATCTCAATTGTGAGATACTTAAATCAAATGACTGAAGAAATACTGCCCTTTGCCCATTATTACGTTGACTGTCACGCATTAGATGACACAATACAAGAGGAAAGAAATAGGGGTATTAAAAATGATATTGCCTTAATGAAAGCAGGGTTTATAAATGAACTATGGCTCTATGGCGATCGAATAAGTAACGGCATGAAACATGAGATTGAACTTGCCCGACAACTAAAGATCCCAGTTATTGCTAAAACAAAACAAACGAAAAAAGAATTACGATTATTTTGATTTTCCCCTCCAATTATTTGTTTTTCTGAAATGAGTTGTGTATCTTGCAGAACAATATTAGTACGAGTAATATGAAAATCGTTACAAACAATTTCGTTAAAAATACTGCCCCCGGCAGGGATGTCCTCAAAAGTTGCTCGTACCAACTGCGAGGATTTTTCTTGTCGGGTGGCTTTTATTTAGGAGGGAGTTATGAGAAGTGAAGTAAGGGAAAGGATTCTTAATAAATACAATAATAAATGTTGTTTTTGTGAATCAACAAAACGTCTTGAGATTGATCATATAATTCCAATTTCAAAGGGAGGTAGAGAGGATGAAGAAAATATGCAGATATTATGTAAAACATGCAATATTTCAAAAGGCAATAGAATTAATATAGCAGACTGGATGATTTATGATAAAAGAGAGGATTGTATTTTAATCAATAAAAAAATCCCTCTATTTGCTTTTAAACCTCATGAAGTAAAGGCCTGTATTTCACTCTTATTTAAGTACAGCAATGAGTAAAGAACTACCATATTTCAGATTTACTGCTTCAGAATGGCTTAATGATGATATAAGCATGGAAGACTATGAGGTTAAGGGTGTCTTTGCTGACATTTGCGCATACTATTGGTTCAAGGATTGTAGCATAACTAAAGCAATGCTAGAGAAGCGTTTTTGCAATGCTTCATCACAGATAAAACAACTTTTCAATTCGGGCATTATTAAATTCAAAAACGGAGATGATTATATTGAGATTTCATTCTTAAATAGTCAATTTGACTTACTTTCTGAAAGTCGTAAACGTAGACAGGATGCAGGTTCTAAGGGTGGTAAAAAGAAACGTAGCAATGCTAAAGCAATGCTAAAGCAAAGCCCTAGCTATAAAGATAAGGATAAAGATAATAATAATAATAAAGAAAAGAACAATAATAAAGAAAAGAAAATAGAATACGCTCCCTTCGTTTTGATGTTGGAATCTGAATATTCAAAGTTGATATCAGAACATGGAGAAAAAAATACTCTTAAGTTTATTGAAGTTCTAAATAATTATAAAGGTGCAAAAGGTATAAAATATAAAAGTGACTATTTAGCTATTTTGAATTGGGTAATTGATAAATGTATGAAGGAAGCGAAATATATAAAATCAGAACAAGAGTTAAAGGCTCCGCCAATACCGGAAAAGGATTTATTAAAAGCTCGTGAACTTGGAATTAAAATATAACTATTATGAAAAACGACAGTAATTATCAAATTTATGCAACAGACATTGTGAGAAATGTTCCTTCTGAAAATTTAAAATATCTCATAAAATTATTTATGGACAAAGCATCTATAAATATGGGTTCTGATTATAACGAAAAATCATTATCTGGATCAATAGAAATCATAACTCAATATTTCTCATACATTCCTATTTGCTATGTTGCTTCTGGTTTTATTCGTGGTTCGCTTGGTGATTATGGCCCTGGTCGATTAGTACCAAGAACCATTAAAGGATGGATGGTCGAAACGTCAACTGAATATAATCGCGATCAGGCAAAGAAATTACAGCAAGACAAACTGAATGATGTTTCAATTGCAATGGATTTGCATAACTGGCCGGTAGGTTCCGCTATTCAGAAAAAGATTGACTGGTACAGAAAGGGACTTTTAAAAATTGAGGACTGGGATAAGGTTCCACTGAAAGAACTGGCCGAAAGGATAAAAAATAAACTTGAATCTTATCCTGAAGTATTTGGCATTAAATCTTCTAAGACATGATTTATATCATTTGACAAGAAAAAAGAAATTCTGAAATTTGAACTATGAAAACGAAAATAGAAAAGGTTTATCATTGCGAATTTTGTAAAAAGCATTCTCTTTCTGGTAGTGCGACATCCAGACACGAAAAATATTGCCGCAGCAATCCTCATAATAAGCACAGGTGTTTTGCTATGTGCGTTCACCTGATAAAAGAAAGGAAATATATTGGATTTAGTCACGTTGAGACTATTTTCACCTGTGCGATTACGAAAGAAAAAATGTATTCTTACCTCGCTGAGAAAAAACAAACATCATATTTCACTCATCCAAATATGACTAAGGGATTAATAAGGATGCCTCTTGAATGTGATTTATACAAAGAAATGTCATTTGAAGAACAAACAGAAAGATTTGACTTATGAGAACCAAATCCATTCCTAATATAAAATCGGCAACCTTGCAAGCCTTTAATAGTTTGCCGGATTCATTTCGAGGCAATGACCTTGTAAGGATTGTTAAGATAATAACCAGGAGGAGGTATATACACACTGATTCGCCCCTTCGCAAGATGAGAGTGCTTCATGCAGAAGGTAAGATTAATTACCGGTTGGCAGCTCCAAAAGATGAATCCTTATATGAAAAGGTGCTATGATAACTCCCGAAAGTATTATTGTATTTGTTGCTGATTATTACAAAATTCCTATTGACTTAGTTCTTTCGACTAGCAGAAAAAGAGAATACGTAAAAGTCAGGCAAGTATCCTGTTATTTTATAAGAGAATTAATAAATAGAATTTCGTTACAGAAAATAGCAAATAATTTCCCAGGGAAATGCAAAAACGGATTGATGGATCATGCAACAATTATATCCGCAATTAATAAAGTTAAAGGCTACATCGAAACTGATAAATCTTTCAAAAGAGAAATTGAAGATTTAACTCAAAAGATAAAAGAAGATTTAAAGATCATCCCTCATGTCGAAACTGAATCGGAAAGAAAACAAAGATTATTACTTAATGAAAATATTTATCTGAAAGACGAAATAACCAACCTTCATAACACTATTAACAGACAGAGAGAAACAATCTCTGATTTAAGAAAAGACAAAAGAAGGTTAATAAATCCTTCAAATAATCGTGCATTTTCAGGATTTAGAGAACATAGTTTATAACCAATAAATAATACAATGGAAGAACAGATTTTGAAAATCATAATGAAATATCATATTGATTTATTCATGCAAGCGATGGGGCGTGGTTATGAAACAGACAAAGAGGCATTTATACCCCTTGTTAAAGAAATTACTTCTCATGTAATGGAGTTTATTGAATGGATAATAGCAGACGTTGTAATTGACAGCATGGAACCTCAGAAATATGAGATCTATTCTCCTTCTGATAGAATAGATATAGTTTACACGACTGAGGAACTCTATAAATACTGGCTTACAAATATTAAAAATAAATAGTCATGGACTTTCGGCGAGTTCAATTTCTAAGCACGAAAAATATTGTGGATTCAACAAATAAACCAGTTATGGAATTTCAAAACCTAATAAAATGACACTCACAACTATTGTATTTCTCGGAATTGGTGCGCTAATTGTAGCTGCCTATGGAATCGCTCAACTCGAATTTAAAGCTGCGGAACGTGAAAGGCATTTTGAATGCTTATTTAATAAGGCGCAAAGCATTCTTGAATTAGAACCTACCGAAAGATGGATGAAGGAAATGGTAATCATAGTTTCTGAACTGGAGAAATGGTCAAATAAAGAGAAGGTTGATTTTATAAAAACTAAATTCTTTACTGACTACAAGAAACTATCAGATGAATTATTGAGCGAAAATGAATATTCGGTTGAGGAAACATTCAGAAAAAATTAAGTAATAATAACTAATAACTAATAACATGAAAATAACACGCATAAAAATAAATGAATTAAAAGAAGGGGATTTATTTTCATTCAGAACATACACACGACCGATATGGTGGCGTTTCATTAAACTTAAAGATAGTATTCTGACTTATGAAGAAATTAAAAGTAAATTTAAACATCACACCCGTATAGAATTATTTCCAATCGTATTAAAAAAAAATAAAGACAATGGACAAAAAGAGTGAACTATACAAAAAATTAAGTGCCTTTTATTTTCCACTTGTTGATTGGGATAAATGGACTCCCAATGATGAGGAAAGAGAGGGGTATATGAAATTAGTTGCTGAGATTTCCGCCCTTGAAAGTTCTATTGAGAGCCAACAGCCAGAATGGAAACAGATCGAATCTGACTTTATTGAATGGGACAATAAAGATATTACCAAGACTCAGGCAGAAATAGTTAATTGGTTCAAAGAAAGGATTAATCTATCTCAACCAATGCCTGAAGAGACTCCATTATACAGGAAGGTAGTTATAAATTCAACAGACGATTATCCAAAAGATGGAGAATATTTCTGTAATAGGAATGGCTTTAATTCAGTTCAGAAACTTTTCAAAAACCCGATTGAGAAATCTTTTATGAGAGAAATCAGATGGTATCTCCTTCCGGTTGAGCAGACCAAAGAGAGCAAGACTGCGGAGGAAGTAAAAAGTTCTGCTGCTGGATTTATTAATAGATGAAAACAATATTTCGGACATATCAATTTGAATTGCAACCTACTCAAGAGCAGAAAACGCTGTTGGATAAGCATTTTGGATGTATCCGTTTTGTTTTTAATCATTTTCTGAATGAGCGTAAAGAACAGTATCAAGCAGATAAAAAATCAGATAATTACTATGCACAAGCAGCAACTCTGACCGAATTAAAGAAAAAAGAGGAAACTATTTGGCTTAAAGAAGTGAATAGTCAATCCTTACAATTTGCTTTAAGGTGCTTAGATACTGCCTATGTAAACTTCTTTCGTGGTAATGCTAAGTTTCCGAGATTTAAGTCAAGAAAGAATAAGAATACATTTACAGTTCCGCAATTTGCAAAACTTGAAGACGATAAGTTTTACGCACCAAAATTCAAAGAAGGAATTAAAGTTAACATTCATCGTGAAGTGAAAGGTGAAATTGGAAAATGCACTTTGAGTAAAACACCAACAGGTAAATATTTTGTATCAATACTATCAGAAGAACAATACCAAGCAAAAGAAAAAACTGGTGCTGTATGCGGAATTGATTTAGGTTTGAAGGATTTTGCAATTACATCTGATGGAATTAAATTTAAAAACAACAAATACACAAAACAGTATGAAAGAAAGTTAGCGAAAGCACAAAAACATCTTTCTCGTAAAACAAAAGGTAGTAATTCGTTTGAAAAACAAAGACGAAAAACAGCCTTAATTCACGAAAAGATAACCAACTCACGAATGGATAACCTACACAAAGTATCTCACAAATTGGTAACTGATTATGATATAATCGCATTAGAAGATTTAAATGTGAAAGGGATGGTAAAAAACCATAAACTTGCAAAACACATATCAGATGCCAGTTGGGGAACTTTTGTAAGACTATTGGAATACAAGGCAAATTGGAATGACAAACAAATTGTCAAAATCAATCGCTGGTATCCATCAAGTAAAACCTGTTGTGAATGTGGTTGGATAAATCAAGATTTAAACCTCTCAATAAGAGAATGGACTTGCAAGAATGGACACGTATTAGACCGTGATTTAAACGCTGCAAAGAACATTCTAAAAGAAGGATTAAAAATATTAAACTCGGCAGGAACTGTCGAAAACACGGGTGGAGCTATAAATAAGACTTCTGCAAAGAAGCACAAAGCTGTGAAACCCGAAGCCTACCCCATCGCCTTTGGCGTGGGTGGGTAGTTCACTGTTCATTATACCTGTTTATTCTAAAATATCAAAATTACTTCAAAAAAAGGTATAGTAATATTTCTTATCAGCACATACCACACCCAGCATTAAGTAGTTTTATCCGAACCGGTTCGATGGGTGTGAAAAAAGAACCAACACAAAAAAAATATAACCTCTATGAGCTTACTGAATTAGTCCGTCAAAACACTGGTATAAAATGGGTTGTTTTAGGTATGAAACAGAATGATTCATTAAACAGAAGGCTTCAGTTTAAGCAATACGAAGATCAGGCAATATGCCGAAAGACAAACAAGGTTTATCCGCTTTCACAATTCACTAATCATCAGGTGTTAGGGTTGATCGAATTAAATAAACTACCAAAACCAGTGCATTACAACAATGATAGATCAAGTGGCGATGATATTTCCGATCCTGATTATATAATGTGGCTCTACGAGAACTATCCAGAGGATCTGGAAAAATGTTTTAATCAGTTTCCAGCAACTAAAAATATCTTTTATGAAAAAACAAGTTCTGAAACAATCTGAGACGGTCACAATAAAGAGATCACAGATTAATTTCGCTCCTTATAATCCAAAGAAGCACACAAAAGAATTGATTTTAAAGCAGCTTAAGAACTTTAAGACAATCGGAATGCTCGGTGGAATTGTATGGAATGAAAAGACAGGAAACTTAGTTTCTGGTCATAAAAGAACAATGGCTCTTGATTTATATTACAGATACGATGGTAAGAACGATTATGAAATCAAGGTAGAAAAAGTCTCTTTAACCGAAAAGCAAGAGAAAGAACAGAATATTTACATGGATGCAAAAAGCACCAACACGTCTCAAGACTATAAGTTGCTTGCAGACCTCTTACCTGATATTGATTATAAACTTGCCGGACTTGAGGCTAGTGAGATGGATCTTATTGCCATCGAATCTCCAAATATGACTATCATCGAAAAAAAAGAGGTTAAGCAAGATTTTAAACTACTCGAAGCTAAAAAAGAAAAGATTAAAGATCTGAAAAAGAAAATAAAACAAGAGATTGGCCTCAAGAAAGGATAATCTTTCATAACTTTGTCATTTACGAATTATGAAAATAAAGCAATGTTTATGGATGCCTATGGATTAAATCCAGATCAGACAATCATTAAGGGTGAAACATTCTTTGATCTAATACAAAATGTATAAGAAAGTTAAGAAAAAGAAGTCAGGCAGAAAGCAAATTGTTATAGATTGGCAGAAAGTCAATATGTATCTTCATGCGGGGTGTAATGGAGCAGCAATAGCTAGGTTGATGGGCTATCATGAAGAAACTCTGTATAATGCTGTCAAGAGAAAATATAAACTGGATTTTTCCGTCTATCGGACACAAAAAATGGAAGAAGGTGTCTCCCTGGTTGAGGGTACTATATTCAAAGATGCTCTTGAGAAGGGTGGTGCCGACAGAATGTTCTGGTTAAAAAACCGGGCCAAGTGGGCTGATAGGCAAAAGATTGAACATACCGGCATCCCAAAAGATATTAATATAACTGTTGATGACAGTGAAACTGCAAAACTGCTAAAATCCCTAAAAGATGAGTTTAGTAAAATTAACTAACGTTTTTAGGCGCAATGCTGAGGCGTTAATTAATGCGATTAACGGGACTGGCCCGCGGCTCATAATAAATGAAGGGGGACAAGGGTCTTCAAAGACTTATAGCATTCTCCAGGTTATCTATAATGCCCTATCAAGCGGCCCTAAAATGAAGACTACATTTTGCAGTTATGCCCTTCCGCATTTAAAGCAAGGGGTCATAGCAGATTTTGATAATATTTTAAATTCTTTTGGTGAAGAAACCGCAGAAGTAAAATCATCCCCGGCGCAACCATTGTACAAAATTGGTAAATCAGAAATTAATTGCTATGGAGTGGAGGGGAACCTTGCAATGGCACACGGGCCAAGGAGAAAAATACTCTACATTAACGAATGCAATCGTAAAATTACCTATGATGTTTTTGATCAGTTATTTTCAAGAAGCGAAATAACATTTGTCGATTATAACCCGGATCGTGAGTTCTGGATGCACGAAAAGGTTATGCCGAATATACCTCATGTTTTAATAAGATCGAATTTCACGGACAATCCATATTTACCACAAGGAGAATTGCAAAATATCTTAATGAAAAAAGACAAGCCTCAATTCACAAATTGGTGGAGGGTTTACGGACTCGGATTGTTAGGTCGTCTTGAAGGGGTAGTATTTTCAAATTGGAGTCATGGCGATTTTGACACCTCACTTCCTTTTGGTTATGGTTTAGACTTTGGATTTAATCCCGATCCTGATGCAATGATAAAGGTAGCAATAGACAAGAAGGCAAAGAAGATTTACGCAAAAGAATGTTTTTATCAGGCTAATCAATTGGTTGAAAATTTAAGAGCAAACATTAGTCAATATGCAACAATGAATGATTTAATCGTTGCCGATTCTGCCAGTCCCAGGATGATAGCAGAGCTCAAAGGAAAATCAGGCGATAAACATAGATTCAATGTCAGACCAGTTGTTAAATTTGACGGTAGTGTTAATGAGGGTATCAGAATCTTACAGGATTTCGAATTAATAATAGATGAAGATAGTCCTAATTTGGAAAAGGAATTAAATAACTACATTTGGAATGATAAGAAGGCCGGTATCCCAATAGACGACTTTAATCATCTGATTGATCCGCTTCGATATTACGTAATGACACAACTTTCAAAATCATCAGGTTATCAAAAATGGTCAGCTTAAAACTATAATTATGGCAACAAGAAAAATCTTTATTGACAAAGCACAGAATCAGGTAATTCCATACCTGGAAAATAATGAGTTGATTATTGAGTTGAGAAATGATGTTCTTAATGATCCTTCAGTCAGTTTCATTAAATTGGATAATTCAGATGCAAAGGAATTTATTTCTGAACTTTACAGAATTGGTAAAAAGATCACGAAATGAACATCGAAAAGCTCACATTAAAACAGATGATGGAGAATGATCAATACTATTCTTTGTCCGACGGATTATTGCAGCTGCCTGTTCCTGATAAAATAAAGATAGGGAAGTATTATGATGTTCCGGCTGATTTAAAAGCGTTCTCCGACTCTATCTGTTATGGTCAGCGTTTGTTTATGGCAGTAAAAGAACCCAATGATTTTGGCGCCATCCTGCGCATTATGGATGGGTTTTACTATCCGATTGTATCCGGCGATATCTGGGACGATGATTACGCTTTAAGTTTTGGCAAAGAGATTCTTAATTGTAAAGTGATTGAAGTCTACCCGGTTGCTAATCATCTTGTAAAATTAATGACAGAACTCGTTCAGCGTGAGATAAAGATACTTCAAAGAAAGCCTTCAAAACAGGAGGTCGCAGCTGGTATTGATAAGCTATCCAAGTTTGCAGAGCTAACATCAATCAAATACCTTCAGTCTTCATTTGGATACACAGAGGAACAGGTCATGTTAGCTCCTTACAATGACTGTTTAGTAGAATTTATGCTTGCAAAAGAGCAGAATGAGTTTCAAGAGAGGCTTGCAGAGGTTTATAAAAATGAAAAGAAATGATAACAACAATACTTAAAACCGCCTTAACAACTTCCGGATGTACGCAGGTTCTTTATGAATCAGACAAACTCGCCGGCATAATAACTGATCAGTCAAAACAGAATGACATTGTAGGGCTCATTATTCAGCCTAATTCAATGCTGTTTGAACCTAAAGGCAACGGCATCCATCATCATTATCCGCCTATAACAGTTGAGATATTTAAACAAGTTAAGCCGGAAGACACGGCGGAAAATAATGAAGTTACTTTGAGTTCTGTAACAGAAATATGTGATAAGTTTATTAATGCTCTTATTAAAACCCAATCATTCAGAAAGATAACGTCAATAAATGCCACTAAGATTCAGGAAAGCAGATACGATGCCAACGTTCTTGGATGGGCATTGCCACTAGATTTATTTGCGATTGAAAATAAAACAAACTGTTAAATGATAGGAATAGACCTTAAACCCGAGCTTCAAGAGATGATCGACTTAATCGCTCAAAAGAATTCCTATTCTGGCAACAAGATCAGTCCCTCGATTATGGCAATGTTTCAAATTGAGATAACAGAGCTGCATGATGGGATTCTGGTACCTTATTGGCTTTCGGTCGTTGAGCATGGTCGCGGCCCTCGTAAAAGTACTGTTGATACTAAACTATGGAAGAAGATTTACGCATGGATGGAAAAGCACAATATGTTTAAGTCCAGGACGAATGAAGGAAAAGTCAGAGAAGCTAAATCAGTGACATGGTATATTAATAAATACGGAAATAAACATTTTAGATCAAAGGTTTTTGTTGATATTTATACTTCGGTTCGCAAACAAACAATTGAGAAAATTGATAAGAAATTCAGTCAGCATATAAGTAAAATAACAATGGAGGTACTTTAATGGCAGTAACCCTTATATCAACCCCCGAACCAGTTGTTAGCCCTGCATTAAATAGCAAATGGCTTGCAACTGAATCGCCAAATAACTTTCGACTGCAAAGAAAAGATTTTGTCGTAACCGCTTCGGCTGAGAACGTTGGGAGTCCGGCCGGATGTCTGACAATAACAGTTACTTCTTTCACGGGCAACATAGGTGATGATATTTTGGTGCATGATGTTTACTCTGATTCGATGCTCGTCGGAAAAATAATTGATATTGATGGATCTGATTTAATAACTGATATTCCCTGGGTCGCCACTTATGATATTGATTATTTAAATGACAACACCTTACATGGTGGCTATTATTTCGAGGGCCGGTTAACGATTAATGATGTTGTCCAGACTTTAACTGTAATTGCTTCTCCTGATACATTTGGTTTTGCCGATATGGATGTATCTGGAATTCTAAGGATAATGACATCACTCGGCAAGGTAGGGGATTATTCTACTGTCTTAATGAAAGAGACAAATAAATCAGGGAAATTTACTTTAGAATATCGTGAGTGCTGGTACGGATCGAATGAGGCTTATACATCTGAGGGTAATACATGGTATTATGCTGAATCAGTCAGATCAGAGGAGCAGGGATCTAATCTTTATGAATACGTTGCAACTGCCGATAGAGATGTACCTTTCCTGAATTCATTTGATCAGCCGGTTTATTTTCTTGGTCTTCCTTTTGATATTTCATTCATAATGCCCGCCGAGGTCATCTCTGATGCTACTGTCACGATAAATATTTACAACTCATCAAATACACTTCTTGACACAATTACGTCAGTTGTAAGCACAGCAGATTTAAAGGGATTTATAAATTCATTGGATATTAATCCTGATACAATACCCGAAGGCGCTGACCACATGACTTGTGAAATAGAAATATGAATATAGGCTTAAATCCATATCGTATTCCTATCATAAACCCTTTAAATGGCTTTTATCTCAGGTGGTTTTATAACGGTTGGCACTACTGGCATTTTCTTCCGGGAAAAGAAACTTTATCGACATCAGGGGAAAAATACAGAACGCTCGGAAATAAAAAAATCACATTATCATCAGGACAAATAACGCTTAGCCAATGCGGCGCGATAAGGACAATTTTAAATACTCGTGAAGTATATATCTATACTGATGCAGGATGGAAAAACGTACGGATAGAATCTACTCAAACGTCGGTTAAGAATAATTTTGTCAATGGATATGAAATTGAATTGACCGCGACAATCGGAAGCAGGAAATTATCACTTAATGGATATTCGCCAGTAAAGGTTATTCCGGTCATTACTCCTCCCGATACTGAACTTTGTGAATTAGTTATTGGAACTCAAATCTGGATGTGTAAGAATTACGATTCCGAATATCCGGGATCCAAAGTTTATGAAAATGACGAGGCAAATCGTGCAGTCTATGGAGGGCTTTATACCTACGATCAGATTATGTCATCAGGGTTTTGTCCTGTCGGATGGCATATTCCTACGCTTTCAGAATGGCAAATACTTATTGATTTTCTCGGAGGGGATACAATTGCTGGAGGCAAACTAAAAGAAGTTGGTACAACACATTGGGATAGTCCAAATACAGGAGCAACTGATGAAGTTGATTTTAAAGCATTGGGTGCTGGATATGGAAATTCAGGTCTACACCTATCCCATTATCAGCTATATTATTTTTATAAATCTTTACTTGGCATATTCTGGACTGCAACGCCATTTACTTTTGGAAATAATTCGTGGCATGTCGTATTAAAAAACGATAATGCTCAGATTGAATTAAATGCCAGTAATAGAACAAATTTTTATTATTCTGTGAGATTAGTAAAAGATATTTCTGCCTTACCTTTTAATGATTGGTTTCTACCTTCAAAAGATGAACTCAATGCAATATATGTTGAATTATATTTATTTGGAGTTGGAAACTTTGTAGCTAGCGGTGCATATTGGAGTTCTTCAGAGGCTAATCTTGGTCAGTCATGGCATTTGCAATTCGGAGGAGGATTTTGGGTAGGACCTAATAAAAGTAGCTTATATGCTGTTCGTGCCTGTCGTGCATTTACTTCAACTACTGTTTATGGTTTAAGGGATGTCGGCCCTGCTGGAGGATGGATATTTTGGAAATCAGGCAATGATTATCTTGAAGCAGCACCTACCGATCAAAGTATAGCACAAGCATGGAGTAATATAACTAATGTTGCAATAGGTATAACAGGTACAGCAATTGGCACAGGACAGGCAAATACAACAGCAATAATAGGACAGGCAGGACATACAGATAGTGCAGCCAAACTTTGTGATGATTTAGTAATTTATGCTTAGTATAAAAAGAATATTAATTCAAAGATGCACCGAAGGAGTATACCTACGCTGGTATTTCAATGGCTGGCATTATTTTCTTTTTCAAAACGGTTACGAAATACAAATGAAAACTGAATCTGTCGGCACTCAGGTAACAAAATTGTTTTCAGTAATCTCAAAGACAGAACGTCCGACAAAATTAAAAGCAAAATATTCATATCAGATTACACTATCAGGAATAACATCGGGCAATATTCCCGGTTTTACAGGTTTATTACAGGCCGAAAAGGTCGAACAATATGAGGATCTAGCCTGGCGCGAAGTCGATATAACTCGCGGCGATCATCTGATTAAAGACGAAACAGCGCCCGGGTATATCTTAGATTTTGAAATCACACGCAAAGAACTCCCAAATACGCCGGCTGTATATCAGAAATCTCAATATTTATATATTGGCGACACGCTTTGCGACCTTAATGACGATGAGATTATAGCTCAGAATAAGCAGACGAATGATATTGCAGAGATGCAGGATAGACAGTCGGACTTCACAGCTGAATTTAAGATCAGAAAAACAAGGGCGATGCGCGCATTATTTGAATTATCCGGCGAGGTTGGTGCAAACACTTTATTTCCTTACCAGAAACAGGCTTGTAAATTTGTTCAGGACGGCATCGAGACAATATCGGTCGGATATATAGTCCTTACAAAAACTGATGATGAATATTATTATGTTACTATTTACTCGGGTAATCTTAATTTCTTCACAGCAATAGAAGACTTAAAGTTAACTGACCTTACACTTGCTTCGTGTAATCATAACTGGAACGCAGCGGTACAAGCAGCCAGTAACGCAGGCGATCTGGACTATATTTACCCGCTTCTAGAGCCTTCTGATGATGGCGGCATTAATCCTTTGACCGACACAGGAAGCAGGACAGAACAATACGGGGGATGGATATGGCCGTTTATCAAATTAAAAGCTATTTGGGATGAGATATTTTTAAATGCCGGGTATATTGTTCAGGGGGACATACTAACAGATTCGAGGTTTTTAAAAATGTTTATGCCGAACGACTAGGAGTATAACC